ATGAGACCCGTTCCAGAACTGTCCGGTCAAGTCTTTGGTCGTTGGACGGTATTGAAAGACTATATCCTGACTCCGAGGGGGGAACGGAAATGGGCTTGCCGTTGTGTCTGCGGCACAGAGCGTTATGTTTTGGAACGGACGTTAAAATCAGGAGGTTCTTTAAGCTGCGGATGTTTGCGAAAAGAACAGGCTCAAAAATCTCTTGCTCATGATTTGGCTGGAAAGCGTTTCGGCAATCTGACAGTGATACAAAAAATTGAGAAAGAAAGCACGAACCGGGGTCTATGGTGGGAATGCAAGTGTGACTGCGGAAATATCTGTGAGGTGCTGGGAACATTGCTTGTCACCGGCAGGAAAACGCATTGTGGATGTAAGACGGTAAGAAATCAGGCACTTGCCAATATTAAAGGTCAGGTGTTTGGACGCTTGACTGCGTTGTATCCGACGGATCAGCGCAGTTCAAAGGGGTCTGTCCTTTGGCATTGTAAATGCAGCTGCGGCAGGGAGTTGGAAGTGTCTTATAATGATTTGATGTATTCCAATGTGAAAAGCTGCGGCTGCCAGAAGAAAGAGCATGACCAGGCGCTGAAAGAGTTTCTGAACCACATAGACGGCACTTCCCTGGAAATGCTGGAAAGTACAAAAATACCGAAGAACAATTCCACCGGATGCAAAGGTGTGTATCTGATTCGGGGCAAGTATGTTGCAAAAATCGTATTTCAGAAAAAGGCTTATTACCTTGGTACATACACGGAAATGCAGACTGCTGTAGAAGCCCGCAAGGAGGCTGAAGAAGCAATCTTTCAGACTGCGCTGCAGTTTCATGCGGCATGGCAGAAACGGGCGGCACAAGACCCACAGTGGGCGAAAGAGAATCCGATAGGATTTAAGGTTAAGAGGAATCAGAATAACTGCTTGTATCTGGAAACAACCCCTGAGCTTACATAGCGATTAAAGAGCCCTTGCTGAATGAAGTTGAGGCTTCGTTCAGCAAGGGTTCTGATATTTTGCAGACAATTTATTAGAAAATATGACCGGAACAGAGCTTTAACCATTGAAGTGCTATTCCGGTCTTATGTTTTTCAGAAAATCAGAATGTGGGACATAAGGCAGATTCAAGCGCCAGCCCATACGGTTCATTTCATTGAGTTTAATCAGCATCAGGTTGATGTTCGTCCCCATGATTGAAGAAAGCTGGACCACATCATATCCCTGCCTGAGATTGTCGATCAGTTCATCGTCATCAATGATGAGGTGTGCAGCAAAGGCATTTGCCTCATATTCATGCTTGGTACGCATATCAAAAAGCACAAACTCCGGCAAAGAGTTATTTTGCTTTGCAAGAGAACGGTGCAGATTATCATGCCCGATTTCGTGTCCGCATACCATCTGCAGAACCATATCCTCCATACTGGAGTTCAATAAAATGTGTCGTTCTTTATGCCGGTATGTGTACATACCGAGAAGCTCATTAAATTCATCTATAAAATGCACATAGATGCCCAATTCACGGGCAATTTTTAAGGTATCTCTTGTACCGCAGGTTTTCACAATACGGTTTGCCTTTTTATATATTTCTTCCGAGCGGATCAGCACGAAACACCCACCTCCCTCATGGCGCAGATAAGGAAATTTATTCTTCGGTCTTTTGCTTTTTATATTTCTTGGGAGTGTATTTTTCTACATTGCGGGCTTTGGATTCCCAATAAATATCCTGCAAAGCCTTCATAACAGCATCCTTATCCTGCTCGGAAAGCGTACCGCCTGCAAACAAACCGGACATTCCATCAATCAGCTCCTGCGCCTGTTTCATACCGTGCAGTCCGTATTGCTCAGATGCCCGGACTACAAATTCATCATCCTCCGTCAGCAGGTAGTTCACATCAACGCCGAAGAAATCCGCTATTTTTTTGTAGGCGTCCTTAGTTCGAGGGAAAGAAAGACCATTTTCGTAACGGGTTATCATCCGTCGATTGATACCAAGACTATCTGCTACCTCCTGCTGCGTCAGGTTCTTCTTTAACCTCTCGGTCTTAAACTTTTCTCCAAACTTCATTGCGGTATTCACTCCTGTTCATATAATGAGAAACTTAATTACTCACAACTATTGACAAGAGCACTTGAGATGCGTATAATAATGTATGAGTAATTCAACTGCTCATAGTATACTTTGAATTGCTCACAATGTCAAGGGTCATGCGTAAGGATGAACAGAGAATTTACAAATAATAGGCAGTTTGAGTATGCAGGCGGAAGAACTTCGGTCATTCCGGCATATTGCGTATCGCTTAATTTACAGAAGCAAAGGAGCGGAGGAAATGATTTTATCGCAAAAACAAATTGAAGAAATTGCTGCGGCAGTCACAAGAGATTTCAACGAGTTCTTTTTCGGCTGTGAAACGGACAAGGCTCGTATCGCTCGTGCAACGCCGATTGACCAGTTTGCAACGGACTATCTCAGCCTGGATGTCTCATTTGCCCGTCTTTCATCGGACGGAAGTATTTATGGTCTGACGGCGTATGAGAACACGGAGTACATTATCGAGGAATCAAATGCTCAGCGAAGCATTGCTCTTAGAAGAAACCAGATTCTTTTGGATGAGAGCTTTATCAAGCCGGGACAGGTGCGGCAGCTCTGCGGCAAACGAAGATTTACGCTCGCCCACGAGTGCGCCCACCAGATCCTTTTTTATCTGGAAACAGACGAGGTTCAAGATACCTGCCGTAAGAAGTACGCCGCACGAAAAGCCTACTCCCTCCGGGAGCTTAAAACGCACGAGGACTGGAACGAGTGGCAGGCGAATGTATTAGGTGCCGCTATTCTCATGCCGCAAAGAGAGATTGACCTTGCGATGTGGTATTTTGCAGGAGGTAAGGCGCTCGTCAATTATGAGGGGAGATTCAGTTATCGGGATGATCTGGCTTTGAATATGACCTGCCAGCAGCTCGGCGTTTCCAAGTCTGCCGCTGTCATCAGATTGAGACAGCTTGGCTACATAGAAGATCGTCCCTATTCGGAGTATGTCAATCCATTGGAGGTGTGGGCATGAAAAAGAATATCCGTGTGTCCGAGCCATCGCCGGAGATGCTTGAAAAAATCGTTCGTGCCCGCACCGCTATCGCCTCTCAAAAAGAGAGAAACCTGAAGTGTCCTTATTGCCTTCACAACGCAATAACGGTCTACGAGGACACAAGAGGGCACGTCGAAGTAAAGTGCAAAAAATGTGGTCGTGTGACGGTGTTCAATGTTTTAAGCATGAGACGCCTGCGACATCACTTAGAGAAATAACTTCTTTTCAATTAAATATTCATAGCTGAGCTGTGGAGCCGCCAGACTGGTGTAGTCATCCCAAGAGCCGCATGAAACAGAAATATAATCGTATTTCTGTTTTTACGGCATGGGAACTGTAACCACCGTCTTGCGGCTCTTTTTTATCCTTTCTGCTGCTTTCGTCAGCGGAAAGGATTTTTTCATGCCTGATGTCCTGAGAACAGTACGGCGCTGCCGTGGTCCTCCGAACTGAAATTTGACTTTATGCAAATTCAAATTTCAGAAAAATCGGAGGAACCAAAATGGTTAATAGAAACAGCATTTATGTACTTAACAAGAAAGACCCGGATGCCATCGTGTATCCGTCTGCAAACGGAAAACCCATTCGCATCACTCGTGATGATTTTTCGACTGAGAAAGAATTTCTCGCTTTCAAGAAATGGTCGGACGAGAACTTCCACGAGGAAGAAAAGCTCGACCACAGAGAGTCCAATCACACTCTCGCCGCTGATGAGTTGTCAGAAGCAGCGCTCGCTGTTCCAGCCACGGATGTTGTCCTGGAGCGACAGCACAGCAGAGACGAAAAACGCAGGGCAGCATCAGAAATGGTCGTAAAACTCAAGGACAAGCTGACGGAAACGCAGTTCCGCAGACTTTGGATGTATTACGTTGACGGCATGACTATCGACAGGATCGGTGAGATTGAGGGCGTCAGCCATCAGAATATTTCCAAGAGCATCATTGCCGCAACGAAAAAAATTAAAAAATTTTCGCAGGGGTCATAAAACAGGGTGCAAAATCGACCCCAAAACGGCGATAGGTGAAAGGACAACTTGATTCCCTTTCTATACATCGGCAAAACGCTGATACGAACGCAGCTTGAAAACTGAATAGACACTCATCAGATACATTCCTGTGTACCACGAGCCACGGCAGGTTGAGCGCCAAGACCCTTTATGCGAGGCGAGCGATAAATCCACCTGCGAGATTCGGATTGCTACCGAACCGGCGATGACGGACGCAGGGCTAACGATACTTCTGTAATTCGCAGCCCGGCCGCAAAGAAGGCGGGGAGGTTCGATTCCTATGGAGCAGCTTCGCAGACTGCCGTCTGGTGAGTCCCACTACCGGGGGATGAGACAAATACGGTAATTGCAAAGAAAACCAGAAAGCGGACGGCTTCGGCAGTTCGCTTCTTTACATAGCGTACAAGGAGGACACTATGGAATTAAGAATAGACCCGGAATTTGAAAGTAAGATCCCCCCACTGTCTGCTGAGGAGTTTCGTCAGCTTGAGGAAAACATTCTTTCCGATGGCATTGTCATTAACCCCATTATCGTGTGGAACGGTGTGATCGTGGACGGACACAACCGATTTCACATTCTGGAAAAGCACCCGCATATCCAGTACAGCATCCATGAAAAGCAGTTTGATGACCGTTTTTCCGTGATTGCCTGGATATGCAAAAATCAGCTCGGACGGAGAAATCTGACCCCGGAACAGAAGAAATATCTGATTGGAAAACAGTATGAAGCAGAAAAATCTTCTCATGGTGGAGAACGAGGACTGTCTCGCAATGAAAAAGGTCACTTCACCGCAAGTGGACAAAATGTCCACTTGCGGTCAAAGTCGAAAACCAGTGAGAGAATCGCAACGGAAAACGGTGTGAACGAGAAATATGTTCGCCGTGCCGAGCGTTATGCCAAAGGCATTGATATTGCAGATGAGGTTGCCCCAGGCATACGCCAAGAGATTTTGAACGGTTCGTTGAAACCTACGGATGCCGATGTTTCCGCTGTTTTGAAAGCCGAACCGGAGGACAGACCGGCTCTTGTGGAAAAGCTCCGTGAGCAGCCACCCCGAAAGGACAAAGACCAGCCGAAAAAGCGGAAAGTCCCAAAACCGGATGAACCCGACATCAAGCTGATACAGAAAATCGCAGACGATATGCTCTTAGACCGTGGCAACGGCAATCCCGATACTATGATTTACGAAATGAATGATGCTCTGGAATCCATGATGTTCCGCTGGAACTTCTGCCAGACCAATTATGCGGCGTTTTTTGAACTGGAAAAATGCCGCACCGAAATCAAAAAACTGATCCGCACCGGATACGATTTTTTAGCACAATATGAAGGAGGTTTAACTCAATATGATGACACCTGAACCCCTGTACCGAATGATGGTGATTGACAGCAGCGAGATCATCGCTCCCCGTGAGGACTATCAGCGAGAACTGAAAAGCGAGCGGGTAAAGCGTATCGTCAGTAACTTTGACGAGCGTATCGCCAACGAACCCAAGGTCAGCTACCGTGACGGGAAATACTATGTCTTTGACGGACAGCATACCATTGATGCCCGCAAAGCTCTGAATGGTGGTAACGACCTGCCGATTCTCTGCAAAGTATATATGGGAATGAGCGAAAAAGAGGAAGCTCTGCTCTTTGCCAGGCAGACCGGCGAATCTGCCCGTCTGACACCCGGCGTTCGTGTCCGTGCCGAGATTTTCGGTGAGGATGGGAACGCTGTTGTTTTTCTCAAAGCAAATGCGGATCTGGGCATTGAACTGGATTACGACCAGGAACGTGGACATATGCGGATCGGCTGTATCAAGACAGCAATGAACGCCTATCGGCGGCTCGGTGAAGAACGTTATAAGGAAGCGATGGGCATTATTGTATCCGCTTGGGGCGGCGAACCAGATTCGTTCCGCAGAGAAAACATCATCGGTATTACCCGTTTCGTTGACCGATACCATGACAGTTACATCCCTCAGCGGCTGATTACCCGCCTTAGCAATGTTGACCCGCTGACGATCCCCCGTGAGGGACGAGCCGTTGGCGTTGACATTGCCGGATACAAAAAGTATCTCTATCAGGTATGGAAAATCTACAACGGCAGCGGAAAGAAGTATTCGCTCCCGAAAAAATTCTGATATATCCTCCCATGTGGCGACCGTGTTCAGCGGTCGCTTTTACATATCCAAAACTGGAATGTAGAAAGGAACTTAGTCTATGAAAGAAAACTGGAACTATCACCGTGGCGATATTTACCTTGTTGACCTCGGTACGAATATCGGCTCGGAACAGGGCGGGTGCCGCCCGGTATTGCTCGTGCAGAATGATATTGGCAATCACTTTGGACCGACTCTGATTGTCGCTCCCGTATCTTCCCGGTACTGGAAGAAATCGAAACAGCCTACCCATACGCTGATCGAGGGAATACAAAATCTCAGCAGCCCGTCTGTTGTTCTTACGGAACAGCTTCTTACCATCGACAAGGTGCGTGTGATGAAATATCTCGGCAAAGTGCCGGAGGACCAGATGCAGAATGTAAATAAAGCAGTCATGGTCAGCCTCGGATTGAAACAGCCCGATATTACAAGAATTTAACCGCACAAATCCGCATAGTTATGAACGAGACTGTAAAAAGGAGGGGCTGTATGCAATCTTCGTCTATTACAGATATGAAAAATATCGACCTTGCCACGGTAGACCGGGATGAGCTGGTGGACATCCGGGATGTCAAGGTAAACACGGCACTTCCCAAGCGGGAACGTGCCATTGATTTTATCCGCCAGATTGGAAATCCCTATTGTTATAAACACGGCAAATATGTTGTGAAAGTTGGTTTCTCTGATACAGAGGTATCTCTGGAAGAACGCCTTGCGGGGTACATTCGCTCCAAGTGCTGACATTCTCGACAGGACGGGACGGAAACCGTACAATATAAGCAGGACTAAAACGACGCTCCAGGCTCGGTAGTTTTGCTGAATACTGAGATAAGGAGTGTGCAGCCATGCAAAATACGCAAAACAAGATTTGGAATACCACCCTCTATCTCCGTCTGTCCCGTGACGATGGCGATAAGGAGGAATCCAACAGCATCACCGGGCAGCGAGAGCTGCTCCGTGACTACATATCGCAGAGACCCGAATTTCGGGAGTATGCGGTAAGAGTTGACGATGGCTTCAGCGGTTCAACTTTTGAAAGACCGAGCTTTCAGAAGATGATCGAGGATGTTAAGGCAGGACGAACGGACTGTATTATCGTGAAAGACCTCTCACGCTTTGGTCGTAACTATCTGGATGCCGGCGAGTATATCGAAAAAATATTTCCGTTCCTCGGCGTCCGGTTCATTGCCGTCAACGACAACTATGACAGTCTCGGAGATAAAAAAGCCTCCGATGACCTCATCATCCCATTTAAGAATCTCATAAACGAAGCCTATTGCCGGGATATTTCGGTGAAGATTCGTTCGCAGCTTGAAATCAAACGAAAAAACGGGCAGTTCCTCGGCTCCTTTGCAGCTTTCGGGTATCTGAAAGACGATCAGGATAAAAACAGACTGGTGGTTGACCAGTACGCCGCCGATATTGTCCGTGATATTTTCAAATGGAAATTAGAGGGCGTAAGTCCCCAGGATATAGCCGATGCTCTGAATAAGCTCGGCGTCCTTTCCCCGATGGAATACAAACGCTCCCTTGGAATGAAGTTTACCACGTCCTTCAAGACCAATGCAAAAGCCGCATGGTCGGCGGGGACGGTTATCCGCATTCTCAAAAACCCGATCTATACCGGGGTTCTCGTACAGGGCAAGGAAACCACGCCGAGCTATAAGGTCCATAAGCGTATTACCAAAGATGAAAGCGAGTGGACGGTCATAGCGGACAGTCACGAAGCGATTATCTCCAAGATTGATTTTGACAGTGTTCAAAAGGTGCTGAAATGCGATACCCGGCGCAGCCCGGACGGTAAAGCGGTCGGGTTGTTCAGCGGGATGATTTTCTGCGGTGACTGCGGTGCCAGTATGGTTCGCAAGACCGTTCCGGCTGGTGAAAAGAAATATGTCTATTATGTCTGCTCTGCCCACAAGCAGGATAAGAGCTGCTCCCCCCACCGCATGAGAGATGTGGCTTTAGAGGAAATTGTGCTGGACAGCGTAAAACAGCATATCAGCGAAGTGATTGATATGAGCGAACTGCTCACAATTACCGATACGGCTCCCCTGCGCACCGCACAGGCTCAAAAGGTGCAGAGACAGCTTGATAAGAAGCATGAGGAATATGAAAAGCTCCAAAAGCTGCTGATGTCCCTTTATGAAAATCTTGCGGACGGCATCATCGACCGTGAGGAATATACACGGCTCAAAGCGAGCTTTACCACCCGTGCGGATGAAGCGGAAAAGCAGATGGACGCACTCAGAGAAACGCTGACAGACATACAGAACCACGGAGCGGAAAACGCATGGATGAACGAGTTCGTCAAGCGGAAGGGGCTTACCTCTCTTGACCGTGCCGTAGTGGTTGCTTTGATTGACAAAATACTGATTCATTCAAACGATACGGTGGAAATCATCTACCGCTGGCAGGATGAATTTGCATGGCAGCTTGATATTCTTCGGACTGCAAAGCTGCAGGAGGTAGTATAAATGGCAAGGACAAAACGAAAGATAAATCCTCTCGTGCAGGTAGCGGAACCCGCTGCGCCTGCGGCGAAAATCTATAAAACAGCCGCTTATGTGCGCCTGTCCGTGGAGGACAGCGGCAAACCCGGCACGGATACGATTGAGGGGCAGAAAGCTCTGCTGACCTCTTTTATTGAATCCAAAACAGATATGGAGCTTGTTTCCCTGTTCTGTGATAACGGACGAACTGGCACGGACTTCGACAGACCTCAGTTTGAGAAAATGATGGAGGAAGTTCGGAAAGGTCGTATCAACTGCATTGTGGTTAAAGACCTATCCCGTTTTGGTCGTAACTACAAAGAGACCGGCAACTACCTGGAACGCATTTTCCCGTTTCTCGGAGTCCGCTTTATTGCCGTCAACGATAACTTTGATACGCTGACCGCAGAGAGAACCCAGGACGGATATATCGTACCGCTGAAAAATCTCATCAACGAGGTTTACAGTAAGGACATATCCAAGAAAATAGATGCAGCCTTATCTGTGAAGCAGCGCAATGGCGAGTTTATCGGAGCGTGGGCACCTTACGGCTACCGCAAAGACCCCGATGACAAACATCATCTTGTTATCAATGAAGAAACAGCTCCTACAGTTCGTCAGATATTCAAATGGCGGTCTGAGGGCGTCAGCGTTGTGCAGATCAGCCGCAGGCTCAACGATGCCGGTATTCTGTCCCCGTCTGCCTACCTCTATGCGACGGGCGAAGTCAAGACGGAAAAATACAAAGAGGTGCCGTGGCACACGCAGATCTTAAAGAGCATACTGGCACACCCTGTTTACATAGGTCACATGGTTCAAGGTAGAAAGAAGCAATCCTTCTATGAGGGAAAGCGGCAGACCTATGTGGACGAAGCCAACTGGATTATCGTCCGGAATACCCACGAGCCGATTATCGACGGCGAGACTTTTGAGAAAGTTCAGCAGATTGCCAAGCAGAGAAAGAGTGAATACCACGAAAGACTCGGCAAGTTTGCTCACTTGGAACACAGCGAGAACATTCTGCAGGGGCTTGTATGGTGTCCAAACTGCAATAGACCGATGGTTCGCTACAAGAATGTAAGCCACGGCAGTAAGCTGTGGTACACCTATATCTGCCCCGGTCATGCCGACGATCCTGCCCGATGCCCGTTTGTGAGCATACGAGAGGACGAGCTGAACGAAGTCCTGTTCACAGCAATTCAGTCTCAGATACAGCTTGTCGCCGATTTGGAGGATGTAGTTAAGCAACACAACGCAGAGCCGGAATTTCGCCGCCAGCGTTCCGATGCGGCGGCAAAGCTTGAAGCGGCAAGGCGTACTTTGAAACGAAGCCAGTCGTTATATGACAGCCTGTATCAGAATTATGTGGAGCAGCTTATGACCGAGCAGGAGTATGTTACGCTCAAAGCAAGGTATAAGGCAGAGGCGGAAGAAGCTGAACGGCTGATTGCTGTACTGGAACAAGAACAGCATGAAAGCAAGGTCTACACAGCCGAGAACCGTTTCCTCACTGAGTTCCGTTCTTTCATGGGAACGGACACACTCACAAAAGAAATGGCTTCCGCACTCATAGAACGCATTTATGTGGATGCTGAGAAAAACATTGATATTCGCCTGCGCTACCGGGATGAGTATATGGCACTACTGAATTTTATCGAAGGGAGGACTGCTGTATGAGAGTGGCGATGTATCTCCGCCTGTCCAGCGAGGACGGCGACTTAAAGGATACCGGCAAAGCCGAATCCGAAAGTATCTCCAATCAGCGGGGATTGCTGCAGAATTTCATCAGCAGCCGTTCCGAGTTCAGCGGTGCAGAAATCTCCGAGTTCTGTGATGACGGCTGGAGTGGGAAAAACTTTGAAAGACCGGATTTTCTCAGAATGATGGAACAGGTAAAACAGGGACAGATACATTGCATCGTAGTCAAAGACCTATCCCGTTTCGGGCGTGATTATCTTGTGGTCGGCAACTACATCAGCCGTGTATTTCCGTTCATGGGTGTCCGCTTCATCGCAGTTAACGATGGTTTTGACAGCTCCAGACCGCAGGACATTGACAGCTTGGACACCTCTTTCAAAACGCTGATCTATGACCTGTACAGCCGTGAACTTTCCGGCAAGGTAAAGAACGCAAAGCGTATGCGGGCAGAAAAAGGGTTCTTTCTCAGTCCCTTCGCTCCGTATGGTTATGTGAAAGACCCGGAAGATAAAAATCGTCTCTTGATTGATAAAGAAGCGGCAGAGGTTGTTCGGAGGATTTTCGCATGGACGATTGACGGAGTAAGACCTACGGAAATCGCCGCTATGCTTAACCGAGAAGGAGTTCCCACACCGATGCTGTACAAACGGGCGGCGGGATGTTCCCGTGACCGTTGGCCGAGCATCCACGAAGAAAACTTTTGGACGCAGGGCAACATTTTCAAAATCCTGCGGGATGAACGCTACATCGGCAAATGCGTCTACGGCAAGCGTGAGCGTGATATGGTTGGGAATTGGCATACAGTAAAACGAAGCAGGGCGGACTGGATTGTCGTTGACGAGACCCACGAGGGTATCGTTTCAAAGGACGATTTTCAGAAAGTGGCAAGCCGTATGAAAGAGTACAGGGAATTTGTTCCGAGTGTGTCCGAAAAAAATCCGCTTCGCAGAAAAGTAATCTGCGGAACCTGCGGTCACGCTATGATGCTCTCCAATACAAAGAACGCAAGGTATCATTGCCGAACCCTGCATCTGGAGACAGAGTTTAACTGCACCTCCGAGGGGATTCTGCAGGCGGATGTTCACGAAATGGTCGTTACTTTAATCCGCACCTACGCAGCCTATGCAGTCAGCTTGGAGCACCTGCTCGTTTTGCAGAAAGAGCGTATCCAGACTGAGAAAAAGCAGGCTCGCCGGGAACTCGCCGTATTACAAAGCCGTAAAAATCAGTTTGAAAAAGCTCTCCAGGATTTATATGAAAAGCTGATTGACGGAACCATCGACAAGGAAACGTACTTATCTCATAAGGCGAGCAACCAAGCCAAGATGCAGGAGCTTTCCGATCAGATGAAGCGTCTTGAAAAAAACACGCAGACCACAACCGGGCAAGGCGGAGCCTTTATTGAAAAATATAAGGAATACGCCGAGCTGGAAACGCTGACCTCTGAGATTGCCAACGATGTGGTAAAGCGGGTGACGGTTCACAAGGACGGCGGCATTGAAATTGAACTTGCCCTGCGGGATGAGCTGGAAAAGTTGCTGACCTGCCTTGAAACAGTAGATGCGGCTTCGTAACTCACGAAACTGTAAACAAAGTGCAAAATTATTTAGTCCTTACTTGACAGCGGCTGACGAAGGCATTTCAGGCACTTCGCTTCAACATAGAGATGCATTCAAAAAAATGATTGAAGATTGTGAAGCCGGAAAAATTGATTTAATCATAACAAAAAGTGTATCCCGATTTGCAAGAAACGTTGTTGACTGTATCCGATATGTACGAGAGCTTTCTTCACTCCGTCCACCCGTCGGTGTATTTTTTGAAACAGAGCATTTAAATACTCTTGATCCCAAAAGCGAAATGATTCTGTCATTCATGTCAACACTTGCACAGGAAGAAAGTCATACCAAAAGTGAAATTATGAATTCTTCCATTGAAATGCGTTTTCGTCGGGGAATATTCCTTACACCTCCTCTGCTCGGATATGACCAAGACGAAAATGGAGATCTTGTAATCAATCCACATGAAGCTAAAATTGTGCAGCTTATTTTTTATATGTATCTGAATGGAAGCAGTACTCAACAAATTGCTGATTCTTTGACAGAACTCGGTTGTAAAACAAAAAAGAATAATGATGTCTGGTCATCCAGTACCATACTACAAATCCTTCAAAATGAACGCCATTGTGGGGATGTTCTGGCGAGAAAAACATGGACTCCTAATTATCTTGACCATAAATCAAGGAAAAACAATCAAGACCGTAATCAATACAGAAAAGTCGGACATCACGAAGCTATTATCTCCCGAGATGATTTCATAGCTGTTCAAAAATTAATTACAAATGCGAAATATGGAAATAAAGAGATTTTACCAGAATTACATGTGATACAAGAAGGCTCTCTAAGTGGATTTATAAGCATTAATCCAAGATGGTCTGGATTTAAAGCCAGAGACTACTTTGAAGCATCTCAAAGCGTCCTTAAACCGGCAAATATGAATGTACCTGATACAATTACTGCTTCCGCCGGTTCCTTCGATTTAAGAGACTATGAAGTTGCCAGAGGACAATTTTTCTCCTCTGTTGGTCGGATTTCTGTTTCTTTTTCATATAAACAGATCTCTTTTAACAAAGATGCTATACGGAAATTTCCAAACATAAAATTTGTCGAACTGCTAATACACCCAAGCTCAAAACTACTTGCTATCCGACCATGTTCCTCTGAAACAAAAAATAAAGTGCAGTGGTCACGTCTCAAAGATGGTCAACTTATTCCAAAACCAATTTCCGGCGCTGCATTTTTGCCAACATTATACGAGATATTTAAATGGGACAAAAAATGCAAATATAGAATATTAGGAGTTGCCCACCAAAAAGACAATGAAAATGTCCTTATTTTCAACATGGACGATACAGAAATACGAATACCGACAAGTACCAACGACGTATCCGCCCCCAATAACAACATGCCTGATACAATATCTGATTCTAAGAGTGTGTTAGCTTATCCTGCCGACTGGATGAATAGCTTCGGTAATAATTACTATACTCAGTCTCAAGCGCCAGAATTAACAGAATTTACAGCAGACAAAAACTGGCAGACTGCTTCAGAAAGTAAACCTTATAAAGAACCCGAGCTACAAACCACTCCCAAAGAAACCATTATACAAAATATAAAGAATATTATTACAGAAATTAAAGGAGACACCCAATGAGCGAGCAACCTATAAATCAATGGAATATGACAACAGAACCTTCTGATATGATGAAAATCAACACACCTATGCCAATAACAGTCGCACCCAGCCCCTCAAATCAAATGGAAGTCATTGACGATGATTCTTTCAGCTATGACGGTTATCAAGTTGTACGTGGCGAATTCTTCGCTCATATTTACGAACCTTCGTTTACGTTTAATAACTACAAGGTATCTGTAAATACCGCCTGCATAAAAAAACTACCCGATGTCGAATATGTGCAAATATTAGTCAATCCCATTGAAAAAAAACTGGCTGTCCGTCCCTGTCGAGAAGAAGAAAAAGACTCTTTTCGTTGGTGTTCCTCTGGAAAAAAGCGTTCGCCAAAACAAATCACCTGTCGAATTTTCTTTGCTAAAGTGATATCTCTCATGGACTGGAATCCTAATTATCGGTACAAGATTCTCGGCAAACTAATTCGTTCTGGCAATGAAATACTGTTCATTTTCGATTTAACTTCACCTGAAATATTTCCTCGTACACTAAAAGACAATGGAACTGTAACCACTGCTAGGACACCTTCTTATCCTGAAGAATGGAAGAATCAGTTCGGTATTCCAGTGGAAGAACATCAAAAATCAATGCAAGTCAATATATTTGAAGGCTACGCAGTATTTGACATACAAGAAAAGAAGAAGGCAACTGATAAATCCATAGAAAAAGCAAAAGAACCATCAACAGCAGAAAGTGAGGAAAAATCCTATGAACAACAAACACTCTTCCCATCCACTAATATGTATTGACTTTAAAAAGAATCGTATACGAATCCACCGCAATACACTCCGTCAAATTGGTAACCCAGAATATATTCAACTTCTTGTTAATCCTGATCAAAAAATGATAGGTATAAAGGCTAGTTGTGCGGAGGATAAATTGGCACATAAAGTTAAGGATTATTTTGTCATCAATGGTAACAGTTATGAATTGTACAGCCGAGAATTACTATATTCACTTTCCCAACTTAACCTTTCTTGGGAGAAATTTAACATTTTTCGTTTAGAAGGCAATATTTACCCAGATAAAAAAATAGCTCTATTTTCCATGGATAACATCATCACAAAACTGCCACAAACAGAATTCAAATCAGAAATAATGGGAGATGAGTATGCGCAATTATAGTATATATACATTAAAAACAAAACTAGAATTCACCAATTTGTATCAATATCTCAGTGAAAAAGATTATAAACAACTTGAACAACAGATATTATGTCATTCCTATCACACCCCCATCTGCACATGGAATGGTATTGTCATTAATGGTATAGAAGCATATGAATTATTTCGTAAACACAGTATTCCTTTCCGAATAAAAAGACTCCATTTTTCCAGTAAAGAAGATGTAATTTCATGGATATGTACTGACCAACTTAAACGAGAGGATTTAACCAATATCAATAAAAAATACCTGATTGGGAAAAAATATGATGCTGAAAAAATTTTAGTTTCAAGACAACTTTCATCTACGAATAAATCTCATATTTCCGGTGCAAGCATCGCAGCAAAAAAAATATCCGAAGAATGTAATGTAGCAATGGCTACCGTTTACAAATATTCTGCTTACAGTAGTGCACTAGATATAATTGATGAAAAAGTTCCGGATTTTGTCAAACGAGTTCGTTCTGGTCAACTCTGGATTTCCCAAGCTAATATTATTGAGCTTTCAGGATTACCAAAAGAGCAACTTTTAAGTCTAAATAACTACCTTCTTGCCGAAAAGATAGAACATCTCAGTTATCATGATATGAAAAGGGAATTACTATGGAATAATTACGCCAAACCGATGTTAAGGAAAGAATCTTCCGTTTCTATTCCTTCAATACGCAACCTGCCACAATTTGATCCAGATGCGGAAATTGCAAGTCTTACATTGACGATTCCCTCGTGGAACAGTTCTATCGAAAGAGTATTAAAAGTTTCAGATTTTAAAATTGCATCTGATACAGCAAAATATAAGCTTAAATATCAGCTTATGTGTCTAATATCAACCACAAATAATATTTTAAAAAAATTGGAGGAAATATAATTATGGATGGAAATACCGAAGATTTACAAAAGTTTGTTCCCCAAGTGCATTTTGAGCAAATACCTATTAAAAATTTATGTTCAAATCAAGATTATCAACGTAATCTTTCCATCAAACACGTTCAGCGTGCTGCAGCTAATTTTGACCTTTATCAGATAAACCCTGTAAAAGTAAGTAGACGTGATGGGATAAATTATGTGTTCAACGGACAACACACTATAGAGATTGTTGCTCTCGTCTCTGGATCAAGAGAAACTCCTGTCTGGTGTATGGTTTATGATGATCTTGTTTACACCCAAGAAGCAGATATTTTTGCAAATCAGATGAAATATGTCAAATCGTTATTACCTTATGAAATATTCATGGCTAATATTGAAGCTGGTAATGATAGAGAACTTATTATTCGTGACCTTGTTGAATCATATGATCTCACTATTACTTCTTCCTCTCGCCCCGGAGGTATATGTGCTGTATCCACTTTAATTAATATCTATGAAAAATATGGTTTTCACACTCTTGATCGTGTTTTACGCCTTTGTGTTGCCACATGGGAAGGTGCGCCTATGTCCTTTAGTTCCAATATGCTTAATGCTATTGCCCGTCTGGATAATGCTTATGGAGAAACAATGAAAGATGACACCTTTAAAGAAAAAGTTGGGCGTGTCTCTGTCAGAGAAATCAGTCGTACTGCCAGAGAACGTCGTGCCGGTTCATTAGGATTCGCAGAAGCTCTTTTACTAGAATACAATAAAAAATCCAAGTATTCACTTCCTTTTGAGAAATTATACACTCATAAAACACCCAAAAAAAGAGAACCATCAACTGAAGATGAATCCGGTCAAAGTTCCACTCCAGAAGGTCAGTTAGATTTATTTTCTACGGATCAAGAGAATACTCAGGCTCTGCCAAACGAATAGCGCAGAGCCTTCAGCCTTTAATTCTATCCATACTTTCAAAAGAACACCCTGCTTTAAGGCTCTCTTTCATGCAATCACTATTTTATCTTATCCCAAATTCATCATCCGCTCCATCCGCCACCTTATATATGAATACCCATTCCAAATATTTGCTTTTACCGGATACTCTTTCCTGTAAACAAATACAGTGTGATATTTAACAAAATGTATTCTACACCAATTATGTATATCTTTCATATATATGTTATTTATACCATTCACCCACTGTTCTAAAGACCATATGTCTTTATCTGACACTAACTCCATTATGAACAGTACATTATAATATTGAATGACACCTACTCTCTTCCTTTCCTCTATTAACCTTTTACACAATAACCTATACTTAATGTTCATATCGTTCCTATGTCCTCTCTCTAATCTATATTTTCCATCCTTATATACGTTATATATATAATTGTTATATAGTACATATAATTGCTGAAGAGATCATATCTACTGTCTCTTCTCCTCTTACTTCTCCTACAACAATTCGATCCGGTCTCATACGAAGTGCTGACTTAATCAAATCTCTGATGGTTACAGCCCCTTCTCCTTCTGCATTCGGTCCGCGTGCTTCTAAGCGCACCAGATTCTGAACTCCTTGAATCTGTAACTCTGCATTATCCTCGATCGTAATCAGGCGTTCTCCTTTTGGTATATAGTTCGACAACGCATTCAGGAAAGTTGTCTTTCCTGCTCCTGTTCCACCACTGACAAAAATATTATATTTTGCTGCTACCAGCTTTTTCAAAAAGTTAGCGGCTTCATCAGTTACGCTGCCTATACGGATCAGCTGTTCCATCGTAATTGCTTCCGATGGAAACTTTCGGATTGTAAGGATTGGTCCATTCACAGCAACCGGATTCAATACAACATTTACTCGAGATCCATCCTTCAGCCTTGCATCCACAATCGGAGAGGCCTCATTTACATAACGGTTCGATTCACCTACAATCTGTTGAATCACATCCAGTAATCTCTCCTGAGACAAAAAACACTTCTTAGACCGGAAAATTCTTCCTTCTTTCTCATAAAAGATATGGTCGATTCCATTTACCATAATCTCTGTAATCGAATCATCTTCAAGAAGCTCCTGCAGAACATCCAGTTTACGAAAAGAGTTGAATAACTCACGCCCGATTCTGATCTTATCACTCAACGAAATATATTCTTCATCTGCTGCCTCATCCAATACTGTGCGAATCAGCTCCTGCAGTTCTTCATCATCCGTCTCCTTCGTAAGATCGATTTGTTCCAGGATCTGTTCATACAGCTGCTCTTTTCTAATCACCCTTACGACTTCCTTTCTCTGTCCGGAAATTCCGTAATTTTACTTGCAGATGCTTCTAAAGCAACAGGATTTCTTGGCTTTCCCATTCTGCGTCTTACCGTCTTCTTAAGAATCTCGCCATATCCTGCTGATCTAAGATTCTCTTCATACTGATTGAGTTTTGCTTTTGCTGCACCTTCCTCAATGTAAGGCGTATAAACTTTACTGCATCTTCCTAACAGATCATACAGACCGTCTACTGTATCTCCAAGATCAAGAATGATCACTTTGTAAATACTCTTCTCCAGAATCAGATCCAAAAGTTGATTCCATTCTTCTTTTGTCACTTCTCTGAAATCTTGTTCTGCCCGGATCGGTGCGATATAATCCAACCCATTCATATGGCTGATCAAAGTACTGATCTTCCATACCGGATTGATACTTTCCTGCTTCATGTAATACAGCAGATCTCCAAGATTCATTCCGGATTCTTCCGGCAGGTAATAATTTAATCCTGAATACCCTTCCAGATTCAGATACAACGTAGGAATCGATTCTGAAAGAACTCGTCCCATACGCATGGCAAACCTTGTCTTCCCGATTCGATGAACCGGTGAATAGATCCCGATCAGACCATTTACATTTGCTTTCACTGTCTGCGATCTGTCTGAGACAAGTTGGATTTGATGCGTCTGTACTTCTGAATTTTCCTGATCTTTTTCCTGAAGTAAAAGTTCCAGCATACTGCTGACACTTTGATACCGGAA